TCTTCACTCCTTACGCATAAGGAGTTTCTCCAACAAATGCATGATGTATTGAGTGAAGAATATTTTGACAATCAAGCACATAAATGGGTTGTTAAACATATTTTAGATTACTACGAACAATACAATACTACTCCTACAATGGAAGTATTGAAAGTAGAAATGAAAAAAGTTGAAAATGAAGTATTACAACTCTCAATTAAAGAACAACTTCGTGAGGCTTACCAATCCTCAACAGCGGATTTAGAGTATATTGAAAAGGAATTTTCTTCATTTTGTAAAAATCAACAACTTAAAAAAGCCCTCCTTAATAGTGTAGATTTACTTAACTCGGGTGATTTTGAATCTATTAGAGGACTTATTGATAATGCTTTAAAAGCAGGTAATGATAAAAACATAGGACATGAATATCTTAAAGACACTGAAGCTCGTTATAGAGAAGATGCTAGAAAAGTTGTCCCTACTCCTTGGGAAAAATTTAATGAATTTATGCAGGGGGGTCTTGGTAACGGAGATTTTGGTCTTATATTTGGTAATCCTGGAGGAGGTAAGTCATGGACTTTGGTTGCTCTTGGTGGGTACGCCGTGAAAATGGGTTATAATGTACTGCATTATACTTTAGAACTTGGCGAAGATTATGTAGGGCGACGCTACGATGCATTCTTCACAGGTAAGCCGGTAGATACGCTATCTAAACATAGGGCTAGAATTGATGAAGTAGTAGAACAACTCCCAGGCCAACTTATTATTAAAGAGTTCTCACCTGGAATGGCCACAGTTAATACTCTTCGATCGCATATTCAAAAGTGTCAAGATTTAGAATTTGCACCTGATTTAATTCTTATTGACTATGTTGACTTACTTTCATCTAAAAAACGAGTTAGTGATAGAAAAGGAGAAATAGACGATATTTATCTAAGCACTAAAGGGCTCGCTAAAGAATTACAGTTACCAGTTTGGTCTGTTTCTCAAGTAAATCGAGCTGGAGCAAAAGATGATGTAATTGAGGGTGATAAAGCTGCCGGTAGCTATGACAAAATGATGGTTACCGACATTGCTATATCTCTTTCACGTAAAAAGGAGGATAAAGTAAATGGAACAGGAAGATTTCACATTATGAAAAACAGATACGGAATGGATGGAATGACATTTTCAGTGGTAGCAGATACTTCTACAGGACATTTTGAAGTCTCAGACCACCACTTTGATGATAGCGATGCACCCGCCCCTGTTCAACAACTCCCAAATACAAATCTTAATACTCTAGATCGAGACGCATTAGCGCAACAGTTTTTTTCACTAAACACCTAAAATTTAATAATGTCTCAAAAGAACATAAAAGAGGAGAGAATCGTCTACAAACCTTTCGAATATCCTGAAGCAGCCGATTATTGGCTTAAACAACACCAAGCACATTGGATTCATACCGAAGTCCCAATGATGAGTGATATAAACGATTGGAAACAAAATCTAAACGAAACAGAAAAAAATATAATTGGATCAATCCTTAAAGGATTTGCTCAAACAGAAACAGTAGTAAACGACTATTGGACTGGATTGGTAACTAAATGGTTTAGAAAACCAGAAATCATAGCAATGGCGACCACCTTTGGTGCTATGGAAACTATCCACGCCGAAGCATACTCACTATTAAATGAAGAACTTGGACTGGACGACTTCTCAGAGTTTCTTGAAGATGAAACTACGATGGCTAAAATTGAAAACCTTATGTCTGTTAGGGATAGTTTTGGTGATGAAAAAGATTGGCACGAAATTGCTAAGAGCTTGGCCATATTCTCGGCCTTTACCGAAGGAGTTAATCTATTTTCAAGTTTCGCTATATTATTATCGTTTAAAATGCGAAACAAACTTAAAGGAGTTGGACAAATTGTTGAATGGTCCATTAGAGATGAATCAATGCACTCCGAAGCAGGATGTTGGTTATTTAGAACCTTAATCGAAGAAAACCCTGAATTAAAAACACCCGAACTTAAGACAGCTATAACTGAGGCTGCTTTACTCTCACTTCAACTTGAAATTGACTTTATTAATAAAGTTTATGAAATGGGTGATTTAGAGGGATGCAATAGAGAAGATTTAATCTCATTTATTAAACATAGGGTTAATACAAAAATGGGAGACTTAGGTTACGAAGGTGTAGTTAATGGAATTGATCCAACTGCACTACAAAGAATGAAATGGTTTGATTCTTTATCAGCAGGTAAACAACACACTGACTTCTTTGCAAGTAGAGTAACTAATTACTCTAAAGGTACACATAATTGGGACGAATCAATATTTTAGAAATAAAACAATGTATACATACCCAGAAAAATATACTTTTACAGAAACTTGGTTTGATGCCTCCATACCAAATTGGGAACAATTATTTCCCCAATACCTAAAAGATCATAGTATAAATAATGTACTAGAAATAGGTTGTTATGAAGGAAGAGCTACAACGTATTTATTAGATAATTTTTTAAAAAAAGATATAATCTATGATGTAATAGATACCTTTGGAGGTTCTTTAGAAGAAAGTGGAATGCTAGGTACTAAAGATAGATTAGCTCAAGATAATTTTATTTTTAATAATTTTAAACATAATATCTCTTTCCATTCTAAGATTAATTTTAGCATTTATCAAAACATATCTCAACTCCAACTTCCTAAATTAGTAGAACAAGGTAAAAAATATGATTTTATTTATGTAGATGCTTCTCATAGATCCGATGATACTTTAGTAGATGCTTATTACTCCCACCAACTACTAAACCCCGGAGGTATGATAATATTTGATGATTATGGGTGGAAAGACCCTAAACAATCCCATATAGTATCTTCCCCTATGTTAGGAATACAAGTTTTTTTTAATTTTTATAATGAACTTTATGACATGGTAATGCAAGGATATCAAGTAGGAGCAATAAAAAAACAATAATTATGGACGGAAACTTAACAGCAGATACAACAAACTGGGTAAAAGGAAAAGACTACCCTGAATGGTTAGACGAAGTAGGACTAGCAACAATATCTAAAGGATACTTATTACCGGATGAAACACCTAAAAAAGCATATAGAAGGGTTGCCAAAGCGGTCGCAGACAGAATACATCGCCCAGAACTTGAAAATAAGTTTTTTAAGTATATTTGGAATGGTTGGATTGGTTTGGCTAGTCCGGTACTATCTAACACCGGAACCGATCGTGGTTTGCCCATATCTTGTTTTGGTATTGATACTCCTGATTCAGTCCGTGGAATTGGTCTTACTAATGCGGAACTCATGAAACTAACTGCCCTAGGGGGTGGTGTAGGAATTTCAGTTAGTAGAATACGTCCTAGAGGAACTACTATTACTGGAAATGGTAAGAGTGAAGGAGTAGTACCTTGGTGTAAAATCTATGACTCAGCAATTATTGCTACTAATCAAGGATCAGTTCGAAGGGGTGCTGCCTCCGTAAATTTAGATATCAATCATCTTGATATAAAGGAATTTATGCAGATTCGTAGACCTAAAGGTGATCCTAACCGTCAATGTCTTAACTTACACCAATGTGTAGTTGTGGATGATACGTTTATGAAGCGTCTACATGACAGAGACTCCGAAGCTATGACGCTATGGCTGGAAATTCTTAAGACGCGTGTAGAAACGGGTGAACCCTATATCATGTTTAAAGATAATGTTAATAGAGATAATCCTCTAGCATATCGAATGAACAATCTAGACGTTAGTATGACTAATATCTGTACAGAGATAACATTACACACCGATGAAGAACATTCTTTCATCTGTTGTCTTAGTTCTCTCAACCTTGCAAAGTATGATGAGTGGAAGGACACAGATGTTGTTGAAACCTCGATCAGGTTCCTTGATGGGGTTATGCAAGAATTTATAGACAAGTCAAATGGTAAGGACTCAATGGCTCGTACTCACAGACATGCTTTAAAAGGTAGAGCACTTGGGTTAGGAGTTATGGGATGGCATACTTTTCTCCAAAAGAAAAACTTACCATTTAACTCTATATCTTCAACAGCTTGGACCCATACTTTATTTAGTGATATTAGACAAAAAGCAGAAGCTACTTCAAGAGAATTAGCTCAAGAATATGGTGAACCTACCTGGTGTAAGGGTACTGGTATGAGAAATACTCACTTATTAGCTATTGCTCCTACTGTATCAAATTCAAGATTAAATGGATGTTCAGCAGGTATTGAACCTATCCCCGCTAATATCTATACTTTTAATGGAGCTAAAGGTACCTTTATTGTAAAAAATAAAGAATTAGAAGCTTTACTCGAAGAGAAAGGAAATAATACTGAAAAAACTTGGGATGCTATCTTAGCAGATAATGGTTCTATCCAAAACCTCCCAGACAGTATATTAACTCCTGAAGAGAAGGAAGTATTTTTAACATTTAGCGAAGTAAATCAACTTGAATTAGTTAGACAAGCAGCTACCCGACAAAAGTACATTGATCAAACTCAATCTTTAAATCTTTCATTTGACCCTACCGATTCTCCTAAATGGATTAATCAATGTCATACTGAAGCTTGGAAATTAGGGATCAAAACACTCTATTATCTCCGCACGGACAGCGTAATAAAGGGCGATTTGGGCTCTAGAACCTCAGAGTGTCAGAGTTGTGACGGCTAGCGATGTCTTTTAATTTTTCACTCTGTTGACATATTTATACACGAATTTTAAAACATAATATTATGAAAGAAAAAACATTAGGAATTGTTAGACACGCATTAACCTTTTTAGGAGGTGTGCTAGTAACACAAGGTGTAATTGATGATGCGTTATTCGCAGAATTATTTGGAGCAGCAATGACCATTATTGGTGGTGTCTGGTCTGTAATTGATAAAGCTAAAGCTGAAAAAGCAGCATAATTTAAAGTAAGGGTGGTAGAGGAAGGGTTGTATTTAATTTAATGGTAATTTTTACGACTCAAGAATTTACATGAAAACAACTTCAACGGGAATTATACTCTCGGCATCTACAACCTGCGCGTTTATTTGCTCTTACTTTATGAATCTAACGCTCGACAATGTTGAGCAGTATGTAGCACTAGTTTCAGTACTACTTGTTGATGGGTTCTTCGGAGTATGGGCAGGATCTAAAAGAGAAGGATTTAAGACTTTCAAAGCATTGAAGGTTCTTAAATCCCTCTTCTTTTGGATATTATTACTCACAGCAATCCTTACTATAGAAAAAGCATTTTTAGGAACTGAATGGTTAAGTGAAACCATTTTAATTCCATTCTTAATATTTCAAATACTAAGCATTTTAAAAAATGCCTCTATGTTAGGTTTAGTCCCCCTTAAGGTACTAAAACAAATTTTAGATAAAATCGACCAACATAAACATTAAATGTTTTTCTATTATTACCAAGCCCAATTAGAAAGAGTTGTAGATGGTGATACAATATATGCCTTAGTAGACTTAGGATTTGATACCTGGAAAAGGGTAAACATTAGACTAGATGGGATAGATGCATTTGAATCTCGAACTAGGGATTTAGTTGAAAAAGAAAAAGGACTAAAAGCAAAATCCCGCCTGATTGAACTTTTAGAATCAACAAATGGTGAGTTTGAATTGAAATCTAAAGGTGTAGACAAATACGGAAGGTGTTTAGGAGAAATAAAACTTACTAAGAGCGTTAACAACCACATTAATGTTAATCAACTTCTTATAGAAGAAGGACACGCCAAAGAATATCACGGAGGTAAAAGATAAATTTGGAATAGTAAAAATTCATGCGTATATTTACAATATGCATTCAATAGCAGTTATCGAAAAGAATTTGTCCAAGCTACAAAAGCTTAATTACAATCAATTTTTCTGGTGGCGTCGATGGGCTCGTAAAAATAAAGCCCTTCACAATTACTCTCCCCTAATCGACAAAATCGAAAACGGTGACTACGATGATAGTCCCTATCGATGGCAGATTTATTACTGCGATTGGGAAATAGAACACAAACGTACTGAATTCCCAGACATAAATGAATGGGCTAGTGAGACTACTGTAGATCGAAATCGCAGACGTCGTTTACGTGAGGATCATGAAAAGTATGAAAAGGAAAATTTACAACAACTTCAACGTGATTTTCTTAACACATTCAAAATGACTAAAGAAAATTACGAAAACGAGCTACTTGAATTTGATGGTACGTTAAGGAATTTTTATATTCAATGTGAATCCAAATACCATAAATTTAATCGTCCCTCTTCCATGCCCCGTAGAGGACGACCACCTAAAATAAAAGCGGATAGTTCCGATTCTCCTTTCTAATTATTGCCTTCCTCATTTTTTATTGTCTCCCACATATTTATCACCAATGAAAAGCGGTATTTATAAAATTACAAATCCTGAAGATTTGATTTATGTGGGGTGCTCCCATAATGTAGAAGAAAGACAACAACAATATCAAAATTTTGTTTGTAAAACTCAACCTAATTTATTAGAATCTCTAATAAAATATGGATGGGAAAATCATGAATTTGAAATATTGGAGTATACTGATGATTTAATTAATAAAGAAAAATACTATATATCCCAATTTAATTCCTACACAGAGGGATTAAATGGTAATAGAGGGGGAGGAGGTGTAACTTTACACACTGATAAAAGTAAGAAGAAAATTAGTGAATCAAGTAAAAAAAATAAAGGTAAAAGGGTTAATTCCCATTGGAAAGGAAAAACTTATAGTGAAGAACATAAACAAAAATTAAGTCTTTCTAAAAAAGGTAAACCTTCTCATTGGAAAGGGAAAACAAGGAGTGAAGAAAATAAATTAAAAATTAGTCAATCAACTAAGGGTAAACCAAAACCTGCTAATGAAAAACCCATTTTGGCATATGATAAAGCAGGAAATTTTATAGCCGAATATTCCAGCCAAGAAACTGCATCTAAAGTATTAGGAGGTAACCCAACAGCTATTAATAATGCTTTAAAAAAAGGTGGGAATGCTACCTCTTGTTCGTATATTTGGCGATATAAAAATTCAAAATGAAAGTATCACACGAAGTACCTATAGCGTATCTAGAATCTAGTTTAGAATACAATAATTACGACTATCTCCTCCCTCATTTATATGATGAGTATGAGGAGTACAAAGCATTTTTTGTAAATAATAGAAGTAGACATACTATTATGGATAATTCTCTCCATGAACTTGGAGTACCTTATTCAAAGGGTAGAATGATTTCGATTATTGAAGAAATTAAACCTAACGAATTTATCGTTCCAGACGCTTGGGAGGATGCTATCAAGTCTATGCGTAATGCTAAGGAGTGGAGTTTTATTGAACTACCTGAAGGCGTAGAAAAGGTTGCTGTTGTC